GCCGCCCACCTTCCGGTATTGCCGCGGGAAACCGTCGCCGTGCCGGCGCTGGGCGGCGATGTCATCGTCCGCGGCCTGCGCCTGTCGGAACGCCTCTCCCTGTTTTCCAACCTGCGCCAGGACGGGCGGAACTACGAAAGCATCGGCCGGCTGCTGTCGCTGTGCGTCATCGACGCAGCCGGAACGCCGCTGCTTTCCGAGGACCAGTGGGAGGAGCTCGGCGGCGGCCACTTCGACCAGGTGTTCGACCTGTTCAAGGTGGCCCGGAAACTCTCCGGGCTCGACGCGGAGGCCGTCGAAAAAAACTGACGGCGGCGCCCGAGCGCCGCTTTCTGTTCGCGCTGGCACTACGTCTCGGGCGGACGGTTGCCGAACTCGAGGCGACAATGACCGCCGCCGAGTTCGGCGAGTGGTTCGCCATCTGGTCATGGCAGTCGTGGGGCCCGATTCCGGCGCCGGAAAACACCGCCCAGGAAATCGACCCGATGCAATGGGCGCTTGGTGAGCAAATGAGAAATGGCTGAGAACAAAACCCAGATCATCATCACCGCCAAGGACGAGACGCGGGCCGCGCTCCAGTCCGTCCAGGCTGGGTTGTCTTCGCTGGAAAAAACCGCCGTCGGCCTCGGCCCGATCTTCGCCGGCCTTGGTGCGGCGCTTTCGTTCGGAGCACTCACCGCAGGAATCACCAATACGCTCAAGTTCGCCGCCTCGCTCGACGACATGGCGGAAAAGACCGGCGCCTCGGTTGAGAATCTGTCGGCGCTGGCGAGCGTGGCCAAGGTTAGCGGAGTCGACATCGACCTTGTCGATTCGGCCCTGCAAAAACTCGCAAAATCGCTGCAAGGGACCGGCGAAGAATCCAAGGGAGCTGCCGCAGCACTTGAGGCGCTTGGGTTGTCCGCAGACGAACTGCGGCAAATGGACACTGCCGAGGCGATGCTTAAAATCGCCAAGGCGCTTGACCAGTTTCGTGACGGCAGTGGCAAAACAGCAGCGGCAATGGCGCTGCTCGGAAAGGCTGGCGCAGAGGCGCTTCCATTCCTCAAGGACCTTGCCGAGCAATCCGAACTGGTCGGGAAAGTCTCCACCGAGCAGGCTGCCCAGGCAGAAGCCTACGAAAAGAACCTGAACAGGTTGGCTGCATCGTTCGGCGCTGCAGGGAAAGCGGCAGCCTACGAGCTGCTGCCATTCCTCGAAAAGCTCACGTCCGAAATGGTGCGGGCCAAGGACGAGTCCGGAAGTTTCGCATCGGTCTTCGGCGAAGGCGTGCGCACGGCGTTGGAAGCGGTGGCCGTGCTTGGCGTCAACGTCATTTACGTCTTCAAACAAATCGGCAATGAGATCGGCGGGATAGCTGCCCAGGCGGTAGCGCTGGCTAGGCTGGATTTCAAGGGATTCGGCGCCATCGGCGACGCCATGAAGGAAGACGCGAAAGTAGCGCGTGCCGAAGTGGACCGCCTGTCCGCCGACCTTCTAGACCGAAGCAAGAAAACGAAGGAAGCGATTGCAGAGAAGCCGGCGCTGTCGTTCAAACCGCCAGAAGCGAAATTGCCAAAGGCGAGAACCGGCGGCGGCCGTTCACAGATCGACGAAGCGGAACGGCTGATCGCTTCGCTCAACGAGCAGATTGCGCTCAAGCAGATCGACGCCGATTCGACCGAGAAGATGACCGCGTCCGAGCAGCAGGCGGCACGGGTGCGCTACCAGCTCGAAGCCGGCACGCTGAAGGCGACGGAAGCGCAGCGGGCGGCGATCAATGCGCGCCTCGATGACCTGGTGTCGATGGACAAGGCACTGACGAAGCAGCGAGAATTCGCCGACGGCGTGCGGAAGCTTGAGGAAAGCACGGTACGCCAGCGCCAGGAAATGATTGCCGCAACGCAAGCGGCTGAGGAACAGGCAGCCGCCTACGGCATGTCGTCGGCGCAGTTGTCGACGATGACGCAGGCACGGCTCGAAGATGCCATCGCCACGGCCCGCCAGAACGGCGCCGGAGAAGAGCAGATCAAGGTCCTCGAAGAGGAACTGGCATTGCGCGAGCGCTACACCGCGGCGCTCGAGAAATCCGACCTTGCCCGCGACCTGGCCGCGACGAAATCTGCCAAGGAAGCCCAGGAAACCGCGCGCAAGGCGCGTTATGACGTGGCCTTGGCGAAGGGCGACATCACCGAGAAGCAATACAAGGAACTGGTCGACAACCTCAAGCAGGACGTCGACGAAATGGGCGAATTCATGAAGCAGGCCGCACGCAACATGCAGGACGCCTTCGCGGAGTTGTTCATCAACCCGACCGGAGACGGTATCCGCTCGTGGGGCGAAACATTCGCCAAGACCCTGCAAAAGATGATCGCGCAGGCTGGATCGGCGCAGTTGCTAAAGCTCATGCTGGGAGATGTCGACAAAACCGGAAGCCTTGGCGGATGGATCGGCGACCTGATCAAGCCCCTAAAAAACGTGAACTGGTCCGGATTGTTCGGAGGGGCTTCATCCTCATTCATACCGTATGAATGGGCTAACGGCGGCATCATGACCAGTGCCGGGCCGCTGCCGCTCAATACATACGCTGGAGGCGGAATTGCTACAAGACCCCAGCTTGCACTATTCGGAGAGGGCAGAACACCGGAGGCGTATGTGCCTCTTCCGGACGGAAAACGCATTCCCGTGGCGATGCATGGAGGAACTGGCGCCAACATCACCGTCAACGTGAACAGCCAGACCGGCGACCCGGCTGAAATCCGCCGCAGCGCCGCCGCTGGGGCGCGCACAGCGCTCGGCCTGATGTCTGGCGCCGGGAGGTATCGCTGATGGCCGACTTTCTCGAGGAGCGCTTCTGTGACCTGATCCGCTATGGGTCGAGCTGGCAGGACGACTACGCCGTGCAGATCGTCAAGACCGCCGGTGGCCAGGAGTACCGCAGCCTGACGCATCCATTCCCGTTGCGCAAGTTCGATGTTTCCTACCTCCTGACCCGCGCCGACACGGCAGCGCAGTTGCTCGCGCTCTGGCACCGCGCGCATGGCCAGTACGCCGGATTCCGTGCCCGCTGCTTCGACGAATGGTCGAGCAACGGCATGACCGGAACGCCGACCGAAACCGACCAACTGACCAAGAAAATCTCCAGCACCATCTGGCAGTTGCGGAAATGGTATGGAACGGACGGCACCGCCGGCGCTTCCGGCTATCCCTACCGTGTCATTTACAAGCCGGTATCCGGAACCGTCAAGGTTGCGGTCAACGGCACGCTCGTCGCTGGCCCTGGAGCCAACTGGACCGTCGACACCACGACCGGCCGTATCACGCTGTCGGCAGGCGTCGCCGCTACCGTCGTCGCCGACAACGTGCGCGCCGGCTTCGAGTTCGACTTCATGGTCCGCTTCGGGTCGGCGCTGGTCATCGGCCAGGACTACCCGAATCACCGCAGCGCCGAAGGCGTCATCCTGCAGGAGATCATCGCGCCATGAAATCGACCGTAGCGCCCTACCAGACCGCCGCATGGTGCGTGCGCATCGAGTGCACCAACGGCACGACGCTGCGCCTGACGACCTACCCGATCGACCTGACGATGTCGAACGCCACGGTCTACGAGACGGATTCCGGCTACGAGCAGACCGCCTTTGTCGCCGATACCAGCATGGCCAGCAGCGCCATCGACGTGACCGGGTTCGTCGGCGGCGCCGGCCTGACGCGCGACCAGATCGCCAGCGGCGTGCTCGACAACGCGCGAATCTACATCTTCAAGTGCAATTTCCTGTCTCCGGTCGAGGATTACGAGCCTATCTTGTCAGGATTCTTTGGGAAGACGACGCTGGAAGACGGGCGTTACAAGGTCGAGACGATGAGCCTGATCGACACGCTCTCGCAGTCGGTCGGGAAGACCTACACGGCGGCGTGCTCGCGCACCTTCGGCGATGCCGGCTGCGGCATCGACCTGACCACGCTCGACGTGGTTGGCGCGGTCACTTCCGTTACCAGCTATTCGGTCATCGTCGATTCCAGCCGTGCGGAGGCCACGGACTACTTCGCCGGAGGAACCCTGCAGTTCACGTCCGGCAACAACGCCGGCCTGAAACCGCAGGACATCAAGGCGTACACGTCCGGCGGCACCATCGAAACCTTCGAGCCGTGGTTCTACCTGCCGCAGATCGGCGACACGTTCGTGCTGATACCAGGGTGCCGCAAGCGCCTGGCAGACTGCCAGGCGTGGAGCAA